GGCGTTTGGGATAAGGTCGGAGGGGTTTATACCCCCATTCCAGACGGGGTGCACCTTGACAGCGCTGACACCCTCCAGAGCGCGCACCTTTTCGGTATAGTCCGCTTGGTTGCCGCCAAACGCCTGAGATTGGAAACTGTCAAGCACACGCTGGCGGAAAGTTTCCGTTTCCTCCTCATCGTCACCGGGGATAAGCAGCTCAACCAGTTCCGCATGGGTCAAGCCGTCCATATATTCAATAGGGATGAGAGCGCCGGCATAATCATTGGCAGCAGCGCCGGCTGTTTCACAGGTCACTTTATGGCTGAGGCCGGTGTCTGTGTCGGCGGTGGTGCTCATCCGTTCTGTCACAGCAAAGTTTAGACCCTCGCAGGAGAAACGGGTGCCAACCGGCACCTCAATGTTAAATTCCGCACGAAAAACCGCAGCACTTGCCGGGTACGGCTCCATGTTGCGGTCAGCGGCTCTCTTTATCAGATATTCACGGGGTGCTGTGGCAATGTAGGTGGCGCTGAAAACAAAGTCAAGCCCAATATAGAGTTGGGCAAGCTCTGCCATAGACGGTGCCACGCCGTTCATCACCATAGAGCCCTCACGCTTGTCAAGGGCGGAGGAAACTCTTGACAGGGCGCTCTTGACAAGCACCTCATAGGTTTTGCTTTCAAACATCGTTAGATTTCAACCTCCTTTTCTGCGGTCAAGTCACCATAGATGGTGTTGACCGTAAATTTGGCGCACACGCCGCGCCCACTTGTTTCAAAACTCCAGTCATCCACACCTGTAATGCGGTCATCCTGGGTCAGAGCCTCGGTGATGCGGCGCTTGATTTCGCTCATAGCGTAGTCCCTCGGCGTGCCAATAAGGTCGGACAGTTCTGAGCCGTAGTCACGGGAGTAGATGGGGAACGCATAACGCTCCACATTCAAGATGAGATAGACCGCTTGCAAAACCGCATCCTGCTCATCCGTCATGCCTCCCACGCGCCCACGGTCAATGTCCAGCTTATGGGTATATCC